TAGCCGACCAGCGGGTACCGATGTCGATTGAGCAACAATTCCCTTCGATACGGGAATCATGCGTTCCCTGCTTCCACGACCAGACCTTTTCGTTATTGGTGTCAGATAGTGCATCCTCCAAACTCTTATACAAGTCGTCGGTCATAGCCAACATAGAAGCACCGAAGCCGATCACCGTACCGCCTACACCAGCCCCGAAGTAACTCACCTGCCGGGCAGCTTCCAAGCTCCAGCCATGCACGTTCTGTTTATCACCACGCAATTGTATATCTGGGAAGATTTCCTTAAACCGGGAAGAACGGACGATGTCGCGCGTGTCGTAAGACAGCTTGTTATACAGCGTATCGGAACAGCAGTTGCGCATGACCGACTCTTCCGGGAAGTGGCCAAGCATCCACGAAATGAACAAGGATGATATATAAGACTTCCCGGCACGTGGCGGCATGGAGACGGCCAGCCGGCGGATCACACCCGACAGATACGATTCGTACACCCGGGTGAAAGCATCTGCCACCTTCTTTAAGAACAGACGCTTAGCAAAGAACTTAGGGTCATGATATAAACAATAGGCCCAGAAATCATTCCGAGCCTCCCGTTTGCGCAATATGGTCGCCGCCTTTGCCTGCCTAATCAATATTTCTCTCTTACTCTTTTTCGCCACGGATAATTGCTGCTAGTTCTTCATCCGACATCGATTCCAATTCATCCCCCAGCTTAACAAGGTTCTCGACCTCTTTCTTATCACGCCACTTAGCCGGCTGCCGGTTCTTCAACCAAAAAATAGCGGCTGTCGTATCCGGAGGATAATGCTCGATATACTCTACTTTATCCGTAATCCGGCCCTCATTGGTAGCGAACTTCGTTGCCTTGGCATCGTAGCCAATCGCACGACTGTAAAGTCTCGAAGCGACATTAGCATCAGCGACAGCCTTTCCCTTTTTTAAGGACTCAAGAAATTGAGGGAACTTCTTCTTCCAACTATTAAGCGTTTGTTCTGAGACAGAGAAGAACTCGGCTATTTCTTTATCTGTTGCACCTAACAAACAAAGCTTTAGAGCCTGCTCTGCATATTCTTCTCTATATTCAGATTTACGCCCCCTACTTTTCTTTTTTACTTCATTCTTCTCTGTCATAATTAACCAAAACTAACGAATCGGGACAATTCTGCCCTCAATTCAGGTAAACTTCCATTATCAAAATAGAAAGAAGAACGCATTTTACCTTCTTTCTTTACACCACGCATCGACTTACACAAGTGTTCCCCTTCCAATACGATACCCATTGCTAAAGGCGGATATTCCGAACCTAACGCTTCTTGGAGCATCACGATGATATCTTTCGCTAATCGCTCTTGTACCTGTAACCGTGCCGCACAATAATCAACGACACGACCAACTTTCGATATGCCCAGTATCTTACCTTTGGGATTAGGAATATAAGCAAACCAATACTTCCCAAAGAAAGGCATCATATGATGTTCACACATTGAATAAAATCCACCTGAATCCGCGATAACACTATCACAAGAAAGGCCATCCACGCCATTTGGGAAGACCGTTATTTTAGGCACTTGTGACAGATCATATCCACGAAAGATCTCTCCCCACATTCTTATGATACGATCCGGCGTTCCCCTCAATCCCTCCCTGCAAGGATCCTCGCCTATAAAAGAAAGGATCGTTCTTATCGCACATTCAATATCTTGTGTGTTTGTAAGCTTAACTTCCATTTCGGATGCTCTTTAATATAGTTAATAACTTCCTTCGTATTCCGGCCGGAACAAGGCTGCAAATAATATACTCCCGCTGAATATTTATCATATTGCGACATATCCTGTCCGGTATAGACTACCTTCAGTTCATTCGGGTTGATCACGACTGTTTTACCGCCCTCTTTTGGGGAACACGTAATCCAGTCTATATTTACAGGTGGAACCAAAGTTCCATTTGTCTCAATCTGAACAAATCGGCCAGTGGCCTTGATCTTATCAACCAAATCATATGTAACCTGCATACAAGGCTCTCCGCCTGTCAATACGACATGCAAAGCCGGATAACGCCTTATTTCCGCAATAATCTCATCATCACTTAACATCTTGCCTTCTTTGTGTTCCGTATCACAGAACGGGCACCTCAAGTTACATCCAGAGAAGCGAACAAAAACAGCTGGCGTACCAGTAAAGTAGCCTTCACCTTGAATGCTGTAAAAAATCTCATTTATCTTCTTCATACCACGCTATATTATTCTCTGATTCCTGAACCATCACCTTAAAACATTGAGGTATCTGGTCACAGATCCACTTCGCTATATTTTCCGCTGTCGGATTAAACGATAATACCTCATTCAAGTTCTTATGATCTAGTTTCTCCTGGATCATTCGCTTGACATGGGCAAAGTCGACAACCATACCATCTGGATTCAACTGTTTAGACCTGCACCAAACGATTACGATCCAGTTATGCCCATGCAAGTTCTCACACTTACTCGCATAAGAGAGACTCAGACGATGAGACGCCGATATCTCTAGACGCTTACTTACTGTATACATACGATTTTTATCGATAAAGAGTTAATACCTGTCTTATCTCTTCCTCCTCCCGTTTCCGGCCATACTCGCCAGATTCGATCAAAGGAAGTATTTCATGTTTTATATAAGATATATTCCTGCCGATTACATCCATGGAAAACGGATATCCGTTCAACGCAAAAGCAATAAATTTACGGAAACACGGTTTACAGTTCCAACATTCGTGCCCATCAACAGGAGCATAACAACTGAACGATGAACTAAACGCTTCACTAATATTACCTCCTTGAGCTATATATTGCTTCAACAACTCAGTCTTGGTATATGCTTTATAGTCCAAGTTTATCTTGATCGTTCGTTTTTCTGTCCAATGTTGTTTTTGGTAGAGATAGCCGAGTAAGTCCTCATACAACTCGGCAAATACAGGCGATTTATCAAGAACACGGTCACCCGCTGTCGCTCCCAAACAGATTTCATCGCCATAGTTCGTCGCAATACCGATCAAATACATATTCCTGAGAGGGATAATCTTATCTTCACGTTCCCACTTTGATAAATCCAACCTCTCAATGATGGTATCATCCGGAAGACGCTTCATTTCCTCTTTTGAATAACGGGTATTCATATCGACATAAAGCCTTATATCCGGTTTCCAGAGTTTGTCTATCAACCAACTATCCATACCTCCTGAATACAGAAGGACTTTCTTGTTATAAGTATCGTTCCGCATACCTTTGAAATTTTATCCACTCATTAAAATTGTGTCTATTCGATAAATCATGGTTCTTAGCCCTCATCCCTTGGGGAGGATTACGATATATCATTTGCTTGCCATTGAAGAAATAAATCTGCCCAAATCTGGAACCGGACAACCAAGTCGTACTATCAACGCTATCAAACTTCAAAAAAGGAAGAAATATCGTATCTGTAAATCCAAGCCCATGAATACGGGTACCGACAGAGTGAGCTTGATCGATAAACCATTTTAATATCATGGGATTACCTCTTATCCGCCTACCCTCTTCCATCGCAGAGGTCGTACCGATCGCAACATAGGGATAATCTTCACACATCCGAATAAAATAATCCTTCCCCCGGCTTGCATGCCAAACAGGAATAGGCCGCCGCCCTGTACGATCTTCCAAATATTTACGGTAATACTCGACCTTCTCCAGCCCTACAACAACATCTATATCCAGCTCAAAGAAGCGTTGAATGTTATTTTTCAGAACAAAGTCAGCATATTTCTTGACATAGCCATCCCAATCAAAACTGTTATTCTTTCCGGAAAAGGCTGAAAACGCACCGCTATCAAGAATATGTTTCTCTTGACAGACATAACCACCATAATGTCCCGATTTATGCTCCCAAAAAGAACTTAAAAGATAGATATCTTTCGTGTCGAGATTCCACCGTTTGGCACAAGACTTATAACCGGCAAGGTATAAGATCATAACTCTATTTCCTTTCCACAATGGGGACAAATCATAGTCTTTCTCTTATTCTCCACCTTGTCTGCTCCCTCAAAAAAACGATCCACATCTGTCGGCATATCATCAAATGGAAGCTCCAACTCCCAATCACCAAGTTCGTCAATACCAAAATCTTCAACTACAGCTGCAAAATCGAACATAGAAGTATCTGATGTATGGTTATCAGCCAGAGCCAAAAGCTTTCTTTTTTCATCCTCTGTAGACAAATCCGTTCTTCTGATCGCTATCAATTCATTTCCATCAGACTCAACAATTCGGACTTTCAACCCCAGTTCTAAAGCCTGCTCATAAACGCCATTCCCAGCAATAATAACATCGTTCTTATCCAGAAGAATAGAACGACCGGTTCCACAGTCCTCCAGGCTCTTTTTAATAAGTCTTTTATTCTTATCCGTGTGGATACGATAATTCCGAGGGTCATACTTCAATTCAGCCATAACTTTTATTCTAAGATATAACAGAGGAAATCTATTAACCAAGATACTGCTGCAGTTCCCGAATAGCCTGCTCCACACT